ATTATTATTACGGATTCTGATGACCATTCTATTATACCAGGATTATTATCACAAAAATAACAAAAACGTCTTTCCCAATCTGATCTGAAAACTACTGGCCGTTTACCAATATACTTGTCATTGTTTATAATTTGATAAATCCCTTTACGCCACTTTCGACTTTTCGCCATTTATATCCTTTATTTTCAAATTCTCAAAATAATTTTAAAAATCAAAAAAAATTGTATAAATATCATGAGATATTTATGAGAAACCTTGTAATAATGATAAAATATTTTTGGGAAGTATAAAAAATGGCTGATATTTTCGGTAGAATGGTGCGTCCTTTTGTAAGAAGACACAATTGGACAAAGAATCAGCAAGCGCAGCATTATAAACGAACTTATAATATATTTGACCACCAACAAGATGTCTACGGTCGTCAAAATATACCTGGCGCTACAGACATGGAGGATGTCACTACTCAAGCAACAGGTGATTTCCAATTAAATGTTGGCTATTGGAATAACTATGTTTACCATTCTGAACAAGATAAAGCAAATAGACTAAGCGCTTGGCGTGAAATGTCTCTATTCCCAGAGATTTCATTTGCTCTTAACGAAATAATAGATGAAGCAATCCATTTCGATGATGACGGAAGATTTATCGAACTTATTTTGAAAAATCCAAGACTTTCACAGAATGAAAATATTAGTAGAAATCTTGTAAAAGAGTGGAATTACATAATTTATGACGTAATGAATGCACACAAGTATATCAATGAATGGTTTATGGAATATATGATTGATGGTGAAATATCGTTTGAAAAAGTTGTTGACCCATTAACAGCCAAAGAACGAGGAATTCTAAGAATTAAAAAATTAAGACCTGAGTTTACTTTCCCAATATGGGAAGAAATCGAATCAGATGAAATAAATCAATTTGTTCATAAATCACAAGGAAATATTATTATTATGCCACCTATGATGGTTGCATACGCAAATAGTGGAGTTTATGATTATCCAGATGAAGAAACGAAAGTCGTTGTTTCATATTTAGATGATGCAAAAATTGCATATAGGAAATTAAAACAACTTGAAGATGCTCTAGTAATATATCGATTGGTGAGAGCACCCGAAAGGAGAGTCTTCCAAATCGATGTTGGAAACCTTCCAAAAGGTAAAGCAGAATCAGTTATTCAAGATATGATCCGTAAATATAGACAAAGACAAACATATGATCCTTCTTCAGGTGAAACGAACCAAATTACTAATACAATGGCAATGATTGAAGACTTCTTTTTTCCAAATTTCCATGGTGGAAGAGGGCATAAAATTGATACACTTCCAGGTGGAGAAAATCTAGGACAAATAGATGATGTACTGTATTTCTTAGATAAACTCTATAGAGCACTGAAGATACCGATGTCAAGGATGAAAGCAGATACAGGATTTTCTCTTGGAGACACTTCAGATATTACAAGAGAAGAAGTAAGATTCCATAAAATGGTTCAAAAATTTGTTAGAAAATTTACAGACATTTTCCGTTCTATTTTCATATCACATATTAGATTAAAAGGATATGCAAAAGAATACGGAATAGATGAGAACGATTTTGAAATCAAAATGCTTTCTAATAATCTATTTAAAGAATTCTTAGAATCAAATGTCTTTAGTAATAGAGCAGAAAACTTTGAAAGATTTGTTCAATATGCTGAACGCAGTGAAGATGGTACAGAACCATTATTTAGTAAAAAATGGTTAGCTAAACGATTCTTGAAGTTTACAGACGAAGAACTTATTGAAAATGAAGAATATAAAAAAGATGAACAACAAGTTCCAGGTGGAGAAGCTGGCTTGGGTGAATTAGATGCCCTTGGTGGTGGAGGTGGTCTTGAAGGATTGGGGGGGGATGAAGATCTTGGTGGTCTAGGTGATCTTGGTACTGAAGATCTTGAAGGTGGAGAAGAAACACCTGAAGAAGGTGAAGAATCATTCGGTGAATAATTTAAAAGGAGAAATTAATGACTGATAAAGGAAAAGTAAAAGAATTTTTAACAGCTATTTCAAAGGACGATTATGTAACTGCAAATAAAGTTTTTCCAGAAGTTGCAAAAAGTTCAGTGCAAAGCCTTATAAATAAAAAGAAACCAGATGTTATTAATAACATCAATGATAAGGCGTCTCATTTAGTCTCATCTTCACTTCTTGACGATGAAAAAGAATATAAAGTTGATGAAGACAAGAAAGAAGAAGAGAGTAAGGAGACGAAACAGGCTGAGGAATAAGAATGGCTCTTAAACTTATTGTAGAATCACGATTCGATGAATCACAAAAATTAGATTATCTCATTGAAGATGATAAAGAAACAAAAAAAAGAAATTATTTTATCGAAGGCCCATTCGTCCAAACAAATGTTAAAAACAGAAACGGACGAATATATCCAAAAGAATTAATGGAAGAAGCTGTAGCAGAATACATTAAAGACCGTCTTGATCCTCAAAAAGGTATAAGATCTTATGGTGAATTGGGGCATCCTGATGGTGTAGAAATTAACCCTGATAAAATTAGCCACTATACAACTATTCTTAATTGGGTAGGAAATGATTGTATGGGTAAAGCTAAGGTTATGGATACCCCAAACGGTAGAATTGTTAAAACAATCCTCGAAGATAATCTTAAATTGGCCACATCAACAAGAGGTCTCGGTCAATTAGCAAACCAAAACCAAAATGATAATACTGTGGTTGCATATGAAATGATCGCTTCTGATATCGTTGTCGATCCTTCTGCACCACAAGGATTCGTAAACGGCATTCTAGAAAATAAGGAATATATAATTCAAGGTGCTGAAAATGGACAAAAAAGGATTGTCGAATGTTATGAAGGTCTCGAAAGAGATGTATCATATTTACCAAACAGAGACAGAAATACACACTTTGCAAATGCTTTAGAAAAATTTCTTAGAAATATTTAATATTTTTCCTATAAATAACATGTGAGCTAATTCACTCAAAGGGAGACATGGAAATGTCCGACAAAAAAATACTCGAAACAATTTTTAAAAATGTCGATGCTAATCTTTTAACTGAAGAAGTTCAAGAAGAAACTGCAAAACTTATCAACGAAACTGTTGAAGCAAAGGTTGAAGCTAAAACTCTTGAACTTAAAGAACAATATGAAAATAAAGAAAAAGAACTAAAAGAATCAATCGACTCTGAAAAAGAAAGAATTAAAAAAGAACAAGAGGAAAACGAGAGAGTTCTTATCGAAGAAGCAGAAAATCATAAGAAAGATCTCGAACAAAATGTAATAGAAGAAACTAAAAAGTATAAAACCAGAGTCGAAAGTGAATTAGCTGAAGAATCTACTAAGTATCGTCAAGATGTCGAAAAGATGGTACTTGAAGAGGCTAAAGAATTTAAAGCCAAACAAGACGCCGCTCTTGTAGAAGAGGTTAAAAAATTCAGAGAGGAAATGATTGGCAAAGTTTCTGATTATATCGAAGCTCAATTGTCAGAATCAATCCCAACTGAACTGATGGAAGCGGCTGCTAAATTGGAAGTTTATGAACCACTTGTTGAAGCTGTGCAAAGTGCATTCGCTTCAAACTATATCAAGCTGGATTCAACTTCCTATTCGTTGATTAAAGAAGCAAGAGATGAAAACCAAGCACTTAAAAATGAAGTTCAAGACAAGCTTAAAAACGAAATTAAGCTTAAAAATGAACTGAAGAAAGTTCGTGAAGATATGAAAATTGAGAGCTTGACTGAAGGACTCACGGCAAAACAAAAATCCCGTGCTGTCAAATTGCTCGAAGGAGTGGATTACGAGGATCTGGAAACTAAATTCGAGGCTGTAAGAGATGTCATTATCGAAGACTCTTCAGCTAAGAAATCTGAAACTCCAGTTAAAGATTCTAAGAAAGTTCTTAAAGAATCTAAAAAGAAAGCATCCAAAGAAAACAAAAAAGAACAAAAAACTGACAAAAAAGATGATGAAGACGATCTAATCGTTCAACATCAAGTCAAAAAAGTTCTTAAAGAAAGCGATGCTAAAAAAGAATTTCTCAAAGAATCCGATTCTAAACTACCAAATGGTGCTAACCCACAAATGGAACAGTGGAAAGGAAAACTCAACAAATCACTCAATCGCAGCTAATGCTTCAATTATAAAAATATAACTTACTTCTACAGGAGAGAATAACTATGAGTAAGCTTAATACAGAACAGCTTCTTGAAAAGTGGGATCCAATGATCGCACACATCAAGAGCGAAAGAAAACAGGTTCTCACTGCTAAATTGCTTGAGAACGAAGAAACATGGTTCAATAAACAACAACTTACCGAGTCCGGTGTCGCTTCTGAAGCAGGCGACGGCTGCCTTGATGGCACTGTTAACCAAGCTGTTGATGGTCAACAAGGTGTAGCAAAATATATGGGTATTGCCATGCCACTCGTCGCAAGAGTTTTCCCAGAACTCATCACTAACGATCTCGTCGGTGTTCAGCCAATGTTTACACCAGTCGGTCTTGCATATGCACTTCGCTATCGCTACACTTCTGGTGACGCATCTGGCGACGAAGCTGGTTACAACACTGTCTATACCCAATACTCTGGCTCTGAAGACATCACCGGCGCAACTTCAAATGCTGCTGTTGCTCGTTACGGTAACCACAGCACTATCGGAACTGGCGGTCTCATTAATGACATTACTGGTTCTGATCTCACCCAAGGTGCCAACGGTTTCACCACTCAAGTTGGTGAACGTCTCGACACTGGAGGCAAAGTTTGCGATGCTGAATCCGGCAATATTCGTGAAATGGGTCTCACCATTGAGAAAAAAGAGATCACTGCTCACACTCGTAAACTCAAGGCTCGTTGGACTCTTGAAGCACAACAAGACCTTGCAAACATGCACAATGTTGATGTAGAGGAAGAACTCACTGACCTTCTCGCTTATGAGATCGCTGCTGAAATCGACCTCGAAATTAAGAACAGAATTATTGTTCGTGCTGTCCAAGGTGGCGTGCTTACTTGGGACTACGGAACTGTTGGTACTGCTGACGGATCTGCTGACGGTCGTTGGGAACAAGAGAAATTCAGAACTCTTTACACTGTATTCCTCAAAGCTTCCAACGAAATTGCCATCGCAACTCGTCGTGGAGCCGGTAACTTCGTTATCGCTTCTCCCGGTGTTGTAGCTGCAATCGAATCACTTGATAACTTCTTGATCAGCCCTGTTGCTGCTTCACTCTCAACTGAAGTTTCTGGTGTTTCTAAGGTCGGTACTCTCGGTCGCTTCACTGTCTATCGTGACAGCTTCGCTGCTGAGGACTACGCCGTGGTTGGCTATAAAGGACCAAAGGATAACGATGCGGGTATAATCTATTCCCCATACGTTCCAGTAATGTTCAGCAGAACCACACAGGTCGAATCATTCCAACCAGTCATTGGTGTAATGACTCGTTACGGAATTTGCGATAACCTATTTGGAAGCGAAAACTACTATCGTTTCATCCAAATTCAGAATCTTGCAAACTCTAGCCTTGCTGGTTCACGCTAAACTGTTTGTTTGAAATAATTTAAAATAAGGGGCAATTAAATTATTGCCCCTTATTTTATGCCATGACATATTAATGAAAAGAATTTAGGTATATATCTTAATAAATTATTTCTTTTTAACTATTATATTTCAATTTTCATAAATTATTAAGTCATCCTGACATATTTTTCATTAAAATTTAACCAAAAAGATTGGCATTATTTTTGTTATATAGATAGATAAACTATTAAAAGGAGGGTATGCTATGAACGCGTTACGTCCTATTGATTCTTTTAATATTATTGATCGACTTTTTGGATCATTTGATTCCTTTTTCAAAGATATGCCATTTATAGATTCAGAAGTTCATTTTTTTGAAAATCGTATGATTAAAGAGAATGGCGTTACGACATATTATGAGAATGGTAGAGTGAGCAGATTGGATGGCCCTGCTGT